AGCCGCTACTAGTATTGCAGCAGGGGAGCTTATTACCCCTCCAGTGGTTAATGATAAACCTAGACCTAACATAGCTTATGCTATATATGCAAGGACATCACCACTAACAACAGTAATGCTGCTAAACAATCCGTAGATAGTGATACCTGCAGCTACAGTCTCTGTAGTTAAGTCATCACCTGCCTCTGAGGTTAATGTGATGCTAGCGTCTGCAAGTACAGTGATCGCACGGTAGAACTCTCCAGCAGTTCCTGAAGTACCGCCTCTGAGTTTTCTGAATCCCTTCTGGCCAAGAACTTGGCGTTGGAAGTTAGGGGTTGCGTTTACGTTTTCGTAAGCCATTGTATATCAAGTTTTAAGTTGTCAAGTATCAAGTGTCAAATACTTGACAAAGGTAATTATTATATCAACATATCTGTTTGATCCTCAGGAAGCTCTCCACGATCACCTTTACGCTGGCTAATGAGCTTTGACTGCTCAACCGCCTGCTTCTTGACTCTATCGTCTTTCCTGTCTTCCTTCATTGTTTCAGCAGAGCTCTTCACACGGCTCTCAATCTGCTGCTCAGCAATACCGTACTCACCCTTAAGCTGTTCAAGCTCAATCTTCATCTGGTGTTCTAGCTGTGCTAACTGAGCCTTCATCTCAAACTCCATCTGCTTCTTCTGCATCTCTAACTGCATAAGCGCCTGCTCCTTCTGAACCTCAGCCTGCATAGAGGCTTGTGCCGCCTGTGCATTTGCTTGCGCCTGTGCTTGGATGTTTGCCTGCTGCAATTGCTGCTGCTGAGCGATACGCTTCTTACGGCGAATAACTAGCAACCTCTCAGCTTGGTCCACATCCTTAATGTTTCTAACAGCTATGGCATCTTCTAGATCAATCTCCTTTTGAGACAATGCAATCTGAATGTTCTGCTCTAAGTACTGACGGTCTCTATCGTTGAGGTCAGTCATCACCTGAATACCAAAGTTGTACATCGGTAAATCACTAAAGCTATTGAGCACACTCATATTAGTCTTACCTATAGCCTTCTCATACACCTTGTATAGTACAGACTCTGCAGGAAGGATCTGTAGACATTTTAAGATATCTTCACAGACCTTCCGGTATAAGATCATAGATGAGTTGGTAACGTCGTATAGAGCGTTGTTTCCTGCAGCAACAGCCATCTGGTTAACACCTACAAGTGCCTCACCCTTAGGTGTGGTACCGTCCATTACCTCATTGATACCCGTAGCATCACGGATCATACGTAGGTAGTGGTTGTATAGAGCGATAAGCTCGTTGATGTTTCTAATGCGGTTGTCTATCTGCTGCACAGGTGGGTTTTGGAAACCACCTTCAGGATTCTTACTACGGTAGTAGAAGACACCCGTTTGCTCGTAGATGTCTTGGATCTCTAGCGGTTGTAAATCACCACCGCGTCCTAGGTCTACATTCTCAAGTCCCTCAATATCAATGATGATACCGTCTGGCTTACTCTTAGCAATAGCCTGCTGTATCTTCAGGTGGGACAGCTGCAACTGATCTGCAAATCCTATGACGCTAGAAACTAGGCTCTTAGGAATCATATTGCGGATATTCGTAGCTACAACTGAGTAAGACATACGAGCCTTAGTAAGGTCGTGAATGTTCTTAGGTACGTTGCTCTTCTGTCCGTAGTTAAAGATATACTCTGTACCTACAATGTGCATACCACCGTAGATGGTAGCATTGTTCATCTGTACAGGCTCTCTATCGTACACGCTATTCTTTGGTGCTTCGTAGCTGTTGCCCTTGAAGTAGAAACCAATGTTCCCAAAGCGCGACTCCTTCTTTTCATACACCATAGAGTCAACAGATAGGAACTCAAAGTCTAACACCTCTAGGGTGAACTCGTCGTAGCCGTAGTTATAACGGCCTAGACGTTGGTCGTAGTAGTTGTCTACAAAACGTGAAGCGTTATTGCCGTACTTGTTCATTACGGTCTTAGCTATCTTTTGGTACTGCTCTTCAGTAAACTGATCACCAGCCAAACGCTTAAGCTCCTGTATAGAGATGCGCTTGAGGTGTCCAGCATAAATCATATCAGAGAACGTAGGGTCGTCTGTATGGCTATGAAGGAAGTAAGCAGGGTCTACATACTCCTCTTGTATACCGTAGTTAGGATCATTGCTACGCTTGGTAACAGCCATACCACAGTTCACTAAGTCCTCAACGTTACGGCGATATACACGCTCATCAAAGTTGTTCCAGCTTAGCGTCATATTGGTAGCTAGCTGTGCAGCAATCTCTGCGTCAGTCTTAATATTAGTGTCTAGGAATATCTCTACCTCTTCTGGTGTTTGTGGTAGCTTGTCTGGATCTACATCAACGTTAAGACCTGCAGCTTTTGCTTCTTGGAACATTTCTTTGTTCTCAATACGCAAGGCAATCTTCTTCTTCTTGATGTCTTTCTCATTCTGTGATAACGGGTCAATAGCCTCTACCTGTGGGTATCGGTATGATGAGATGATTTTATTAACAACAATCTTTGCGAACTTAGGGACGATAGGTACTGGTGTCCAGTCCAACGTCATCATAGTGCCGTCGCCATTATTTGCATCAAGAGAGTTAAGTATCTGCTTATAGATAGAAGTATCTTGAGTACCATTGGCGTACTGACGGGCCGTTTCAAACTCCTTGAAGCGCTTGCGATACAAGCTGCCTTCAGTGTCTACGCCTCCCCATTGAGCAACTAAAGCTTTGGCATAAGCTAATCCGTATGCCTTCTGTACTTTCTCCTCCGTAGCTGCTAGCGGGTCTGGAAAAGTAGATTTATTGTAATCATTCATCGTTTCGCTGAATCGTTATCAACTGCAAATATAACGATTTTATTAACGCTGGATAGACTTGCCCTTGCGGAAGAAGGTCTTGTTGTCAAACTTAGCCTTTACTTTTTTCTTCTTAGTTCTTTGTGCAGCTAGTAGAGCTAGCCCTGCCGAGATGGTAAGGTCATACTGTGTACGGTTATCTATACGGAAGTTGATCCAGTCCTCTAGGGTTCTATTGAAGTACATAGGCATATAGTCCCCGTTCTCATTCATACCTACATAGTCGTGTATAAAAGACTCAATAGCCTGAGCGTGAGCCTGTATAACGTCCTGAGAGTTAGAGGGTATACCCTTAGTCTTAACAGCTACCCTAGCTGTTGACTTAAGATGATCGGGCCTGTCCATCAAGTAGTCATCATAGCCCCTTGATTCAAAGTACCTTGCTATACCGTACTTGTTATTCTCTATTAGTATTTTATACCCATAGTATACAGCAGCCATAAGCACATCCTCATAGAATATCCTAGCTAGTGGTGGACGTGAGGCATACTCCACTACAAACATATTAGAGGGGTGCGCCATATTAAACTTGTTGTACAGATGGTATGCACCCTTAGAGCCTCTACCATCAACAGTAGAATCAAGGTCATAGCTATCCACACCCCCTACACCTAGCCAGTCATTAGCGGGAGACTTCTTACCGCGCTCTATAACTACCTTGTTACGCAGCTCTACGGGTGGCAACCAAGCCACACGGAACCTGCCGTTGACATCAGGCCTGAATATAACCTGTGTATCCTGCTTACCGTTCTCCCATACAAAGTTACCACGCACCACAGGCTGTGGGTACAGGTCTTGATTGTACTCTATTTGCTCGTAGATTTTAGCAATATTGAAGAGGCTAGACTTAGTGGAATCCCTAAAGGCTTCCTCAGCTGTAAAAGGGAACTGTCGTATACTTTCGTTAAGCTCATTGCTATCACCTGATAATCCCTTGCGTTCATTTTTCAAGTAGGTCTTAGATCCTATTTCTATGATCTCATCATCAATACCCATTATTGGCTCCTCGGGGTTTTCAACCACGGGGTTGCCATAGATATCAAAGAATCCTTCTAGTGCTTCATAGGCCGGTACAAATATTCTGTACAGCATACTCTTGGTCCTGCCGTTGGAGTTTCTATCCAACGGGTTAGACATATCCCATAGGTCACGGTAGTTTCTACCGCCCTTATCCAACGGGTTTACTGTAGAGCCTATAATAGCCTTACCTACAAACTTACGACCTACCATAAGACACGTACGCTGTATACGCCATACCTCAAGGATATCCTCTGGACGTTCAAACTTACCACCCTCATCAATAAACAACAGCTTAAGTTTCTCACCGTCATATGCATTGGATGTGGTGTTACGCCAGTTGATGATAGTGTTTAACGCTTGGCCCTTGGAGCTGATCTTGTTGTTCTTCGTGATCCTCTTAGAGGGCTCACGGAACGCCAGCTCTGTACGCGGGTTGGTAGTACCGTCCTGTATAGGCTTGAAGAAAAATGGGTAGTGTCTGTACATACCCACCACCTTCTTCATAAAGATGTTCTCCTGTGCATCCTTACCCGTCTTAGACATTATACCAACAGTTACATCGTAGGTAGAAGTACCTACATCGTCAACCTTACTAGCGGCGACGTTGGTGTAACCAGAACGTCGACACTTAGT